AGGAAAATCAACGACTTAAGCCTCTTTTTCAGGACGAAACGGGACTGGCTTTTTCTGTCCATTTTCGTCCCGTTTTGTCTCGTCTAACAAAATCAACGACTTAAGCCCTTTTTTCAGGACGAAACTGGACAAATCCCGTTTCTGTCCCGTCGTCCCGGCACCCTATAGGGGCCGGACGAGACTGGATTTTAGGACGAGACTGGCGAAGGAATTAAAAAGGGGTGCCGTGAGAGACTAGACCGATGGCAGGATCAACTGCACGCATTGGCGCCGAGACTCGGGCACGCATCGCTGCCGCATGGCCCGATATGTTGGCCGAGCTTGCCGATGGTGGTTTGATCTTTCGGATTCTCGGGGCGCGCGCCATCAGCGCGAGCGAGCTTCGCGTGTACAAGGCAGAGAATCCCGTGGCGCGGCAGGAATGGGAAGATGCGCGGGAGCAGTCGGCGGAAGCGTTCATGGATGACGCGATCGACACCGCTAATAATCCCGAGCACGATCCCGCACATGCGCGCGTGAAGATCGACACGCTCAAATGGGCGGCGCGCATCCGGAACCCTCGGGCTTACGGCGACAAGGCGCAGTTAGACGTAAACGTGAAGACCCTCGATCTAACGCGCATCATCAGCGACGCCCAGGCCCGACTCGCAGCGTCGCGCGTGATCGAGGGAACCGTGTTGCGCGCTGCGCTGCCCGATCTGGAAAAGCTAATGTAATCAAAGGGCGTTTTCAGCCGACTCCTCAATAATAGTTCAAGATGCTGTTCTAACTCGTTGAGCGCGCACGCATCGCACCCCCCAATGGCGCACAATGGGTATTGTGTTAAATCGAGGGGCAGGACGCGCTCGGCGCCAGGTGCAGGGCCGAGGGCATACGGGGGCGGGGAGCTTGCATTCGGAAGGGGGGTGCCGGGCCGGGTAGGGGGCGGATTCGCGCCCGGAAGCCGGAGCGAGGGCAGGAGGTGCTGCCGCCCGCGCAGAAAAATTGCAGAAAATAATTTGGAGAATAATTATTAATTACGCCAACGTCCGTCCAGTCCAGTCCCGCCTCCCTAGAGGGCGGGACGTGAGACGCGCATGATCGGCTCGAGCGTCCACGAATCGGAAATCTTCACGCAGATCCTCGCGTTGAAGGACGACCCGCTCGGCTTCGCGCACTACGCCTACCCCTGGGGCCGCAAGAACTCGCCCTTCGAGCACGGCCTGCGCCGCTGGCAGGTTGAGGAACTGAAGGCGCTCGCTGACCACGTGCAGGAGCAGAGCTTCCGCGCGCAGAACGACCTGCCGCTCGTCGTCTGGAAGTCCTCATGGTCGAGCGGCCGCGGCCCGGGGAAGTCGGCGGCCTTGGGCATCACGGCGAACTGGCACGCGAGTTCGCACATCGGCTCAACGACGATCGTCGCAGCGAACACCGAGACGCAGTTGAAGTCGAAGACGTTCCCTGAGTACGCCGTGTGGTTTGGCGCCGCTATCAACGCGCACTGGTTCGCGCCCGAGAATCTGAAGATTGTGCCGGCCCCGTGGCTTCTCGAGCTTGTGAGAAAGCTTCCCGAGCAAGGCGGCCTCGGCATCGACCCGCGCTACTGGTACGTCGCGGGGCAGACCTGGAGCGAGGATAACCCGAACGCGTTCGCCGGCGCACACAACCCGTACGGTCTGCTCCTCCAGTTCGATGAGGCGGCGGGCATCCACGCGAAGGTGCATGAGGTGGCGGAGGGCTTCTTCACCGAGCAGAATCCGTACCGCTTCTGGCAGATGGCCTCGCAGATGCGCCAGCGCTCGGGCCGTTTCTTCGAGATCCACAACGACCCGCAGATGGGCGCGGGATGGCGAACGCGCACTTTGTCGACGCGCGGCATGGAGGGTGTCGACCAGGCGGTCGTCGAGGACCAGATCAAGCGCTACGGCATCGACTCGGACTTCGTGCGTGTCGAGATTATGGGGTTGCCGCCGCGCACATCCGAGGATCAGTTCATTCCGTGGGACGCGGTGCGCGCTGCGCAGCAGAACACTCTCGCGCTGGATTACGGCGAGCCGCTGATCCTGGGCGTCGACCCGGCACCGCGCGGGAAGACGTCATGGCGGTTTCGCCAAGGTCGCAACGCGCGCGACTCGTGCGGGCCATCGACGCACGGCCACTGGCTCGGCAAGGACAACGTGCAGATCGCCGAGGCGGTGTTGGCGCTCGATCAGAAGTTCAAGCCCGACGCGATCTGCGTCGACTTCGGCATGGGCACCGGCGTCATCGACATCCTGAAGCGAAAGAGGACGTACGGTCGCTTGCATGAGGTGAAGTTCGGGGATTCTGCGCACGCGGGGAAGGACAGTGAGTACGCGACCCACGCGATCGAGCTTTGGGCGAAGGTGCGCGACTGGTTGCCTGGCGGGATGATTGAGAAGGACGATGGCGAGAAAGGGGATCTTTCGCATCAACTGACCGACCGTGGCTGGCGCTGGTCGCTTCGGGAGGAGGCGAAGAAGATCCTCGAGACGAAGGATGACATGCAAAGGCGCGGCGTGGCCTCGCCCGATGACGCCGACGCGCTCGCCTGCACCTTCGAAGTGAACCCGCCTCGGAATGACATGCGCAAGGGGGGCAGGGTCTACATCGCTGATGGCGTGGGTAAAAGCGCCTTCTTCGATCTCGACTGATACACTGTCAGGGAGAAATACATGTCCAGCGTCAACATGCCGAATCCCGTCACGCCGCCGCCTTCGCCGACGGAAGATCCTGCGGCGATCAAGCAACGGCAGATCGCTTCAGACAACGCGATCGCAGAGGCCAAGTCTACGGGTCGCGGCTCGACGATTGTGGGCGGTGGCGTGATCGCGCGCGATGAGCAGATGAAGCGAGCGAGGGCGCGGGCTGCATCGAGCGATCTCGGTCTGTGATCCTCGGCGAGAAAGGCCCGGTAGAAGTCGGCGTTTCGCCGAGCGGGCCGCTAAGAAGGCGCGTAGCGCAAAGCGCACAGCGCGTTGCAGAACGCGTTGCGAAATTTTTGGCCCACGATAAAGCGCCGGGTGCGCGCAAGGTGCAGCAGTTGAATGCCGGATTCTTCATGCTCGAGCGCATGCGCCAGAAGCGCGGGCCGCGCGTGAAGGGAATGCAAGCGAAAGTGAGGAGCGGAAAATGAGCAGCCCTGATATCCAAAACGTGAAGCTGAACGCCGACCCGGCGGCGAAAGCCGCGTTCGGCTGGAACAAGACCGACGCCGACAAGAAAAAGAATCCGCCGCCTCCGGTCGACAACACTCCGCTCGACCCGGTGCAGTTCGATACGCGCAGTCAAGACTACTCCAGTCAGGCTCGCGCAGCCGGCGCAACGCGCACCGGCAACGACGCGGATCTTCTCGGATTCACTTCAGCTTACAGGCGCGCCGGCCAGGCTCGCAAGATCCTGGGCTAGAGTGAGCGACTTCACTCAGTTCCATATCCAGCGGCTCGGCACGCTTCGCAGCGACCGCGGCAACTGGAACGGCCAGTGGGAGGAAGCGGCCGACCGGATCATCCCGGCGCACCGCAACTCTTTCCAGGGGCCGCTTGCCAATCGCGCCGAGGGCGAGAAGAAAACTCAACTCCAGTTCGATGCGACGGCGGGACTTGCCGCGCAGAAGTTCATGAGCGTGATCGAGTCGATCGCGACGCCGCAGGGCGCCGTGTGGGAGCGCTTCAAGGCCATCGACCCGATTCTGCAAAAGAACCGCGCCGTGAAGCTGTTCTTCGAGGCGCTTGCACAAACCCTGCACGACTACCGCTATCGTCCGGTGGCGAACTTCGTCGGCAACAGCCAGCAGGTTTACCTCTCGCTCGGTGTGTACGGGAACGGCATCCTGTTCATCGACCAGCCGGAGAAGTCGCGCGGGCTGCGCTACCGGAACATCCACCTTGGCGAAGCGTACTTCGTCGAGAATCACGCGAACATCGTCGACACGATCTATCGCGTCTTCCCGATGACCGCGCGCCAGATCGTGCAGAAGTTCAATGCACAAGGCGATGCGGTGCCGCAGGCGATGAAAGACATGGCCGGCAATGCGGCGATGATGGACAAGAAGCACGACG